CTGAGAACTAATCCTCCACTTGTACCTTTTCGGATAGGTACCACACCTTTGTAAGGACTCCTGTTACTGGGTATATGTCCACCGACCCTAATGTGTGTTTGCTTACGCTACGTTCACAAGCTCGTCTTGACGTACAAGACCTACTAGAGCCATTTTGTTTAAAATGTTGCCATTTATAATTTTGTCATCCATAGATTTAAGTGATAGGAAACTTCTCACTACGTGCCCCGAATAACTATTACGAATAGTCAATTCCATGTCACTCCCATATTTTAACACCACAAAGGTAAACATAAATATTGAAATTCCAAACAAAAAAAGTATTTATTGTAAAATCATTTTAATGAAAGTAATAAAATTGACTGAATCAGACCTTAATCACATTATCAGAAGGGTTATACAGACGGAGCAAGACACTGAAGAAGAGGAAGATAAGAACTTAGTTGTTGGTCTTAGAAATTTCGCTAAAGGTAGAATTAGTAAAGATGAGTTATATCGTCTTGACGATAGCATATATGATATTGATGTAAACGAACCTTTGGGACAATCAATTATTACAATTCAATATGAGGATAATAAAGAATTGTTTAAAAAATTGGATATTGATGAGCAGGACATTTGGTTTATGGGAGCCCTTAATTCATATGATGGTTATGACTTTATGGATTCCTATCAGGTGGAACAGGATTTTAAAGATGGGTATGGAATATATTATGATTTAAATACTGAAAATGTAGAAACTCTTAAAGGTATTGCAACCACAATTTTACCAAATAAGGAATTTAATATTGAGGATGAAGAATACAAAACAGAGTTATCTGAAATGTTACTTAATTTATTCTATGATGAAATGGATTACATTTTTGGGGATTTTGCTGCTGAAAAAGACAGTGAAATGAATGCGGTCGCAAAAGAAGCGATAAAAGACGAATTTGAAAGACCGTTAGAGGAAATTGGTATTAATCTTAATTATGATATGGATGAAGTTGATATTACCTTGGCAGATTTATATCTTGGGGCGTTACAATTAAATATGTTTAACTCAGATGCCAAAGAAATTGTTACCGCAATAATGAAAAGGGCGTTAGGTGATAGTGTTGGAGGATGGTATGAAAGTAGTTATGAGTTTCAAGATGAAAGTAAATTTGATTCAAAATCATTTAATAATTACGTAGCCACACAATTTGAAAAAATATCTAATAAATTGGATGAAAGAAGTGATGAGTTTTTTACCGTTCAAGATTTTGTTGAATTTAGAGACCGAGTTACATCAAAGTATAAATTAAAAACTTGGTATACTAATCCTAAAGATGATAATATTATTTTTCTAATTGACTCATTTGACCCTGGTAATATGTCTGTTAGATTAAATGTTAAAACTAAAGATAATGGGTTATTTAAACAACTTGCATTAGATGAAGAACAATTTAACAATTTTTTACATCAATATTCGTTAGATGATTATGGAAATATGAATTAATTTATTATCTTTGTCCCATGACAAACGATATATTATTACTAAAAGAAGTTCTTAGTGTTCCAACCGTAACTTATCAAGAAGACCTTATGGTCGAGTTTTTACAGAATTGGTTGACCGAAAACAACATAGAACATTACGTTGATGAACACAAAAATGTTTATGCAACAAAAAAAGAACTCGAAACACTCCCTGAAGATTTTTATTTCCCATGTGTTATTGCTCATACCGATACTGTTCACCGATTAGATACGATTATTGTTCATGAAGAACAATTACCTAACGCTCAAGGTGAGATTAAAGACTCATTAAAGGCTTATAACTTAAATGGATTACCAACGGGAATCGGTGGTGATGATAAGTGTGGTGTTTTTGCTTGTTTAAAATTACTTAAAGAAGTTCCAAACTTAAAAGCGGCATTTTTTGTATCTGAAGAAACAGGATGTCATGGTTCTAAAAAGGCCGACCCTGAATTTTTCACCAATGTTGGTTATGGTATTCAATTTGATGCACCTGAGAACTGGATGATTACTGAAAAATGTTTTAGTCAAGATTTATTCGATAGAGAGTCGGAATTCTTCGAGGTTTGTGACCAAGTATTAACTGAAGGGATGCATAACGAAGATATGCAATACATGGTCCACCCATACACCGATGTTTATGCGTTGAGAAGTAAATTTAATTTTTCTTGTATTAACTTTTCAATTGGGTATTACGATTATCACACACCAAACGAATATGTTGTGATTGAGGATGTTTTTAAAGGAATTGAGATGGGAAGACAAATGATTGAAAAACTTGGAAATAAGTTACACTACAAAGAAGTTGTTGAGTTACCAAAATATAATAACAGATTCTTCTAAATATAAAAGAGACCAAATGGTCTCTTTTTTTTTTATAATATATTTATAATAAAAAATAACATGAAAAATTTATTAAATAATATTTCTCAAGAAGAGAAAAATAGAATCCTTGAGATGCATTCAGGTAAAAAAAATGTTATAAGAGAGGATGTTAATTCAAATGAAATGTATAATAAAGCAATGTCTTTATTAAAATCTGAATTAGCAGATTCGGGGATTACAACACCTATTAAAGAATTGATTGGTGATAAAGACCCATTATGTGCTGTCCCTGAAACGGGGAATTCTGAACATGATTCTATATTATCTAAAATATGGGAATGGGCATCGGAACAAAGTGTGGATTCACTAAGGAAGATGAAATTAATGATTAAAAACGCTATTTTTAAGTCAAAAGATAAAAGAGTGGATGAACAAGCGGAGACATTGTTTCTTATTGGTTCAACACCGGTCACAGCACCTCTGTTGATAATGGTTGGTGGAGCAATTCTATTAATTATTATTGCACTAATTATAAAAAAATCTTTTTTTCCGAGTTATTCTTGTAATCGTAGTAGATACAATTGAAAATATTAAATAAACTAAAAATTAAATAAACTAAAAATTAAAAAATATGTCAAAAATAATAAGATTAACCGAAAAAGATTTAACTAAAATAATTAGTAGAATAATTAGTGAGCAACCTAAACACGGAACGGGTGTAATTATGAATGAACCTGAAAAGAAGGAATTGGTAAATAAAGATATGTTATTTCCTGTTTTACGAAAACTTGATTATAAAAAAGGTTTAAGTAATTCTGAAGGTGGATGGACAAAAAAAATCCCTCAAAAAAATTTAATATTAATTGTTCGTTTTGATAATAAATATGCGGTAGTTGAAACCAAAAATATTAAACAACCAACTCAGACGGGTTCAGACGGTAAAGTTCACGGAATGGGAGCAGTAAAACCATCTAAAAGGTTTCCTTTATTGTTGAAACCTAATACTCTGAAAGAATTTGAAAAATTTCTTTTGGATTGTGAATAATACTATACTTAAGTAAAAAAAAAAAGGAGACATTGTCTCCTTTTTTTTATCTACCTTTTTTAGTGATTTTGATTTCCTCTCCATCCATTTTAATTTGGTAAGATTTACCTTCAACCATTTTACCGGTTAACACTTCTTCAGATAACAAATCCTCAATTTTGTCTTGGATTGCTCTCTTCAATGGTCTCGCACCATATACTTCATCAAACCCAATCTTAGCCAAGTATTTTACTACTTCATCATTGTAGATTACTGTGTATTTCATATCACCAAGACGAGTCATTAATTTCTTTAACTCAATCTCTGTGATTTTTTCAATATCTTCAGGAGATAATGAATTGAAGACAATAGTATCGTCAATACGGTTAATGAACTCCGGAGAGAAGAAGTTCTTCATCTCTTTCATCAAGATTTGTTTTTTCGCCTCCTCATCTGCGTATGAGTTATTTGAAAACCCAATACCAGTACCGAAGTCTTGTAATTTCTTAACACCCAAGTTAGAGGTTAAAATAATCAAGGTATTCTTGAAGTTAATCTTTCTACCCAAACTATCAGTTACAAATCCGTCATCCAAGATTTGAAGTAAGATGGTGAACACATCTTTGTGAGCTTTCTCTACCTCATCAAATAAGATAACAGAATATGGTTTGTTTTTAACTTTCTCAGTTAATAATCCACCTTCTTCATACCCAACATATCCCGGAGGTGCTCCAACCAATTTAGAGATTGAGTGTTTCTCTTGGTATTCTGACATATCCACACGGATAAGTGAATCTTCAGTTCCAAACATCTCTTTCGCCAATTGTTTTGCCAAGTGAGTTTTACCCACTCCGGTTGAACCTAAGAAGATAAAAGAACCAATAGGTCTGTTAGGGTCTTTGATACCCAAACGGTTTCTCTTGATTGATTTAGCAATCTTAACAACAGCTGCGTCTTGACCAATTACTTTACCCATGATTGATTTATCTAAATTCATCAACGCTTTAGAGTCGTCAGCATCCATTTTATTCACAGGAATTTTAGTCATACTTGATACAACTTCATAAACTGTATCAAGAACAATAGTTTGTTTTTCCAAATCCATCTGTTTTGAAAACTTTTCTTTTTCCACTTCAAGTTTGATTAACAACTTTTTTTCCTTATCTCTAAGTTGAGCAGCTTGTTCGTAGTTTTGTTTTTTAACTACTTCCATTTTTTCAATCTTAATCTCTGCCGCTTTCTTTTTTAGGTCTTCAATCACTTGAGGAATTTTAATTTCGGTTTGCATACGAGCCCCAACTTCATCTAAGATGTCAAATGCTTTATCCGGGAACTCACGGTCTGTGATGTAACGGTCTGCCAACTTAACACAAGTCTCAATAACTTCGTCACTATACAATACCTTGTGGTATGATTCGTATTTATCACGAACATTTTTAAGGATTTGGATAGTTTCCTCTACGGTTGATGGTTCTACCACTACTTTTTGGAATCTACGTTCCAATGCACCATCTTTTTCAATGCTTTTACGGAACTCATCAAGAGTTGTTGCTCCGATACATTGAACCTCTCCACGAGCAAGTGCTGGTTTGAAGATGTTTGAACCATCCATTGAACCTGATGAATTACCTGAACCAACCAAAGTATGAATCTCATCAATAAACACGATGATGTTTGGATTTGCACTTAGTTCTTCGATAATCACTTTCATTCTTTCTTCGAATTGCCCACGATATTTTGTACCGGCAACAACTGAAGTTAAATCAAGGTTTACGATTCTTTTGTCCACTAAGTTTCTTGGACATTCACCGTTAACAATTTTAATTGCCAACCCCTCAACTAAGGCGGTTTTACCACACCCTGGTTCACCTACAATAATAGGGTTATTCTTTTTTCTACGAGAAAGGATTTGCGCGATTCTCAAAATTTCCGCATCTCTACCAATTACAGGGTCTAATTTACCCGCCTCAGCTAGTTTGTTTAAATCTCTACTGAAGTTGTCTAATACAGGGGTATTTGTGTCCATAGCTTGTTTTTGAGCTTTGTTTCCTGATTTTTCGTTGTCGTCCATTAAGTCGTTCATAGTTTCTAATTTTATTTTACAAAGGTCCATCAAATTTTGTTCTTATCCTAATTTTTAGACAAATTGTCAGTAAATTTTTTTTAACCTGACATATTGACATATTTATTCGAATGGTATATTATTTGAATAGTACAAAGGTAGAAAAATAAATCTGAATAAAAAAATTAAATTATGTTTGGAAACGAAAAAAACTTTAATGACATTTTAAGAGCGTTCGATGATATGTTCGCTCAGTTCGATTCTCGTTTAGGAGAATGGAAATCACAAACTAAAGTATCTGAAGATGGTACTATGAAAGTTACTTCTTATTATAGGAGTACCGAACCAAAATCATCTAAAGGTTCAAATGGTTTAAAACGACAACTTGAGTTGGCAATCGAGAATGAAGACTTCGAGAAAGCAGTCGAGATTAGAGACCAAATTAAAAAATTGGAATCCAACCAAGAGGCAATCAATAAACTTCAAGAAGAATTGAAACAATCGATTAAAGAACACAACTTTGAAAGGTCGATTGAAATTCGTGACGAGTTGAAAGGATTAAGAAAGTAAAAAGAACCCCCGCCCATTAGGTGGGGTTTTTTATTTAACTTATCCTATATTTATTAGTATGAGACCATTTGAAAAATTTTTAAGTGACAGTGTCGGGTTACAACGAATAATTGAGATATATCTCAAGATAAGACAATATTTCCAATCAGAAGGATGGAGTGAAAGTGATTTGGAAAAACCACCACATTACTCGGCTCAATTAATGACTCTTCACCAAAATTTTAGTGGTGAGATAAGAGATTTACTTCAACAGATGAAGGACTTAGGTTTGAAAGTAGAAAACGAGGATTTTAATGAATATTTAAAACCTATTTTACAAAACATAAACGAACTAACACCACTAAGCGATGGGGATTACGAGAGAGGAAATCAAGGGGACGAAGATTATTAATGAAATAAAATCTTCAAACATAAAAAGAACAGAATACGATACTGAAACAAAAAAAATGGTTGTTGAATTTAACAATGGATACAAGTATGAGTATGATGAAATACCACACCAAACTTACACAAAATTTAGAGCGGCAGAATCACAAGGAAAATATTTTGTAACTGAGATATCAAAAGCCTACAAGTATAAGAAACTGTAGTATTTATAATAATGAGTAAATTACAACAAATACTTAATAGTTTCACTATTAAAGAAACCCTTAACCCAAAAGTATGGGAAAATCCCACTGACCCTAAAAAAGCAACTATGATTCCTAAGGTTAGAAAGGCTCTTGAGCGTATTGCCGATGAGTTTGTTGAGTATTTGGGTGATGAGGTATTTGTTGAGGATGTTGTCCTTACAGGTTCTCTTTCAAATTTTAATTGGTCAGAATTTTCGGATTTTGATTTACACATTATTGTTGACATGGATGAATATGGAGACGAGGATGAATTATACAAAGAACTTTTTAATTTAAAAAAACAACTTTTTAACGACAAACATAATATTAAAATCTTTGGATATGATGTTGAGTTATATGCTCAAGATGCAGAAGAACCTCATACTAGTTCGGGTGTTTATTCTATAATGAATAACAAGTGGATTAATGTCCCAAAGAAAATGAATCTTGAAATAGATAAAAAAGTCCTTGAATCTAAAATACAAAATTGGATTGAAAAAATCGATACTGCCGTTGAGAATGGAGATGTCAAAGTTCTTGAATCACTTAAAGACAAATTGAAAAAATATCGTCAGTCCGGATTGGATGGTGATGGGGAATTATCCTATGAAAATTTGGTGTTTAAATATTTGAGAAGGTCCGAACATATTGAAAAAATATTTGACTCAATCAATAAAGGTACAGACAAAGAACTATCTGTTGAAAGAAAAATGGAGGATTAGTTGATAAAATTACAATAATTGTTAATAATCGTATATTTATAAATAAAAAATTAAATGGCATTCGTTACATATCTTATAGCACCTTGCGCGGGTGGTTCAGCACTAACCGTAGAATTTAACAGTTCATCACTTCCAGCCGTTGGGGGAAATTATTATTTAACATTCACAGGTGCAACTGCTCAGGGATGTTATGAGGTGGTTGATACTGCGGAGCCAGGAACGGGTTCGGATTATGTTGCGACCTTATCAATAGATTATGGGGATTGTTCAACTTGTTTAAGTGCTAATCCAACTCCAACTCCAACTCCAACACAAACTCAAACACCAACTAATACTAAAACACCAACACCAACACCAACTAATACCTCAACTCAAACACCAACTCAAACACCAACTAATACTAAAACACCAACACCAACTCCAACTCAAACACAAACAGGAACTCCAACAAATACTCCAACAAATACGCCAACACAAACGGGTACACCAACAAATACTCCAACACAAACCCAAACTCAAACACCGACTAAAACTGGTACACCAACTCCAACTCCAACTCAAACACAAACAGGAACTCCAACTAACACCCCAACAAATACACCAACAAATACGGGCACACCAACAAATACGCCGACAAACACGCCAACACCAACACAAACACCAACACAAACTCAAACACCATCACCAAGTCCATGGCCGTTGTCAGGAATTAGTGTGGATAATCAATATGCGTATACTGTTGAAATATTAGGTAACTTTAGTGGTGGGTCAATTACTGAGGGAGGACCGGCAAATGGAATCGCACCACACCCTATCTTTACCGATGCATATGGGGTACCATATGCTCAGTTAAACGCAATTACGTTAGGTGGATTTAACGGATTAAATAATTAAAAACAAAACAAATTAATATACAATGGGAAATTTAAAACCAATTGGTAGTGAAAAACTAACAGGGGACCAAAAATTAAAAAGAATTATGGAAATTGCTCGTTTCAATGAAGTAATTCCTAATCGTATAAACGAAAATGCGACATCAGAATATTCTATTAGTCTTGCTGATGGTAATAAATATGAAATTGTTAAAGAGAGACAAGGTTATATCATTAAGAAAACTATCTCAGAATCTGAAACAGATTATATGGAGCCAATGAAAAATAGAAAATACTATTCTTCGTATTCACAAGCATTCAAAAGATTAAACTTAGTTGCGGGTGAGTTAAATAGACTTAATGAGAATGAAGAAGGCACATCTTTATATGGTGAACAAAAAAGATTCACATTAAAAACACCAAAACCACAGATAGAAGCACCGGCACCGGCAGCGGTTCCTTCGGCACCACCAGCCGTTCCATCTCCGGAATTACCACCATCACCAATGGATGATATGGGTATGGAAGATGCAGATATGGATGATATGGGTATGGATGATATGGGTATGGATGACATGGATATGGATACTGAAGTTGATGTTGATACTGAAGTTGATGTAGAAGATGAAGGAGGTTCTAACGAACAAGTAACTTTTAAAACAATTCAAAAGTTAACAGGTAAATTAACTCAAAAAATTAGGACATTAGATTCTGAAGAAGGAATGACTTCTGAGGATATGAAATACGTTATCAATATGGTATTATCTTCGTTTGACTTAAGTGAATTGAGTGAAGAAGATAGAGAAGATATTTTATCTAAATTTGAAGACGATACTGAAGATTTAGGTGGAGACGATATGGATGGTGAAGACTTAACTGATGACAGTGAAGTTGAAGATATCCAAGCAGACATGGACATTCCAATGGAAGGTGATATGGAGGAAGGATATGAGTATGATGATGTAGATGAGATTAATCCTGATGACATTTTTGATGACGAAGAGTTTGAAAAACATCGTAGACATTCAAGATTTAAGAGAAGACATTCTGACTCGGAAAACGGAGCTATTTTTGACAGTATTTTTGGAGAATCTAAAGTAGATAAAGTATTATCAAAATATTTTGAAGTTTCTAAAAAAGAAATTGTTGAGAATAGACAAAAAACTGCAGAAAGAAAAACTAAAACAATTACTGAGGTTAGAAGACAAATGAAATCAGTTGTTAAATTAACTGAAACTATTGAGCAAGAATTAGCTTCTCAAAAATTTTTAGAAGAAAATATTGGAGCTAAAATTGTTGGAAAAACTAATAAAAATAACTTAGTTTTTGAAAACAAAGGAAAAGAAATTAAAATCACACCTGAAGGATTATTGTCATGAGTTATTTGATTTACGTAAATGGTTTAGGTCCTAATTATAAGGGTGATAACCTTTACGAATTCATATTCTCCGATAGTTTGGATGTGTGGGGTGAAGCGTGGGATAATCGTCCGTCTAATGGATACCCTCAACCACCCGATTTAAAATATGTTAAAAAAGTAGGAGTTTTGAGAGATACTGATGTAAAATTGGAATTGATTCAAAACTCCGATTTTTTTTCAGTGATGGATGCAATGGACGACATAATTGCATTAGCATGGGAAACAGAAGACGAAACTAATCAAAAAAGAATGGTTTTTAGATTTGGAGTTCCTGAACAAGAAATAAAAGACAAACTCTATGAAAGAGATTTGGTATTAGAATTTGAAAAGAAAGTAGTCTATGAAAGTTAATATTAAAGCATTAGAACTAATTGAAAAAGGGTTATCATCAAAAACTGTTGGGAAACTAACAGAATCTCAAATCAATGTATTACATAGTAAACTTGTTAGTGAACAAGTTACTGAGGTACCCGGTAAAAAAACATATAAAGTAGGACCAGCAGGTGGTAAGGTTGGTAATTTGAATATTACACAAGACCAGAGCACTAAAGAAGTTATGGTAACTGCTACGGAAGGTGAGATTGGAGAAGACGTTGAAGTAACTACTGACCCAAATAAAGAAACTGAAACTCAAGACCCAACACAAGTAGGTCCATCAACTGATGATGGATTTGGGGATGAAACTGATGGTATGGGTATGTTTGAGAATGATACTCAGGATGGAAAACCTAATCCTTGGGCTATTTGTCACGCACAAGTAGGTCCAAAGAAAACAAGAAAATTTGAAAGATGTGTACAATCTGTAAAAAAACAGTTGGCGGAAGGAAAAAATGTTGTATCTTTGTTTCTTGAAAACGAAATTATGAAAATAGTAGAAAGAAATTTACCTCCAAGAATCACTAAAGGTGAACTTGTAAAGTATTTGACAGAAGCTGACACTGAGACAGCACCGACAAGAACAAAACCGACAACAAAACCTGGTACAAGACCAAGTCATCCGGGTAAAAATCCAAATCCGGGAGTTAACCCGGCACCAAAAGCTAAGAAACCTTCACCGGAAGAGGCTAAGGACAAAATTATGGATGTAATCATGCAAATCTTAGAAAAATAATAATGGCAAAGAGAATTAAAGAACAGTTAGATTACGGGAATAGACCTGAAAGAATGGACCCAAATTTAGAAAGAAAACTTGCAAGTCCTGAAGGTCTATATGCTCAGAATCCTGCAATGAAAAATAAAGAGGGTGACGTTCAAAGATTAATTAGTAATCGATTTCAAAAAGTCGCTGAAAAATTAAGTGATGTTACAGGTATTCAAAATTTAAGTTCTCAACAAACTCAAGGTATGATATACCAAGAGATGATGAGAAAATTACCTAACATTATGAGAATTGAAGCGGCTCATAGAGATGAACTTGAACAGTTAGCAATTGAAGCTGCGTTAGAAGAGTCTGAAGTTCCTGTTAATTGGTATAAAATTGAAGCTTATTTAAATAGAGAACCAATTGATACTTCTAACTTTAGAATGAAACCTGAAGAAGAGGATGATGAAGAGGAGAAAGAAGAAGACGAAGAAATGGAAATTCCATCTTTTGATGTTGAAGATTTAACCAAAGATGAAATTTTTGAATTAGAAAAACATAAGAGAAATATTATCAACGCTATCATTCAAGGCGCTGCGAAAAAAGGACATTATATTTTCCAAAAACCGGATATTAAAGCAAGACTTGATGAAATTGACCCATCTCTTTATAATGATTATTTAGGTATTATGGCAATTAACGACTTCTTATACTTTAGTATGGAACAAATGATTGAAATGATGAGTCAAACAGGTCAAGGAATTGCAGGAAAAGTTGAATTAGGAGACAACGATGAAGAGGGTGAAGAAGGTGAAGAAGGAGAAGAAACTCCGGATACAGTAATTAAAGCGTTTGGTTTAATATTTCCAATTTTATGTCATGAGATAATCAAAGGATTAGAAGAAGCAAAAGGTAGACACGGATTACCTAAAGACCCTGAGATGGCTCAACGAGTTATGGGACAAACTGATACATTAAGTAACGAACCAATGCAGTTAAGAATAGGTCCGGAAATTGTTGAAAGAATAAGGTTTGCATTACCTGATAAAATGTACGAACCTGAAAACAAAGGTTTGATAAACTGGTTTCATACTTTGTTATACCAAATTGAGGCCCAAGAGTTTTTAGAAATTATCGGAAACGCAATCTCTGAAGATTCTTCAAAAGTAGCGAAAGCAACCTCAAAATTTAATGAAATTATGAGAGAAGCTATCAAAATAAAAGAAGAATTTGAAGATTATAAAGAAGAAGAAGGGATTGATTCTGATGAAGACGAAGATGACGGATTAGATGATTTCTTGGGTAGTTTAGGTATATCGAGACCTAAATAACCAAAAAAATAACTCTTGAATAAAGAACAATTAATAATTGAGGTAACGAAGTGCATGAGGAATACACCCTACGCACTTCGTACTTATTTACAGACCTACGATAATACGGTATCAAAATATGTACCGTTAGATTTATTTCCTGACCAAGTATCCTTAATTGAGGATTACGATAAATACAATGAGAATATTGCCCTTAAGTACAGACAGGCAGGTGTATCTACTGTGACTGCCGCTTGGGCGTCTAAAAAAATTGTATTTGCGAAAAAAACTAAGCCTGAAAAAATTCTAATTATTGCCAATAAATTGGATACGTCCATGGAGATGGCAAATAAGATTAGAGGTTTTACCGAACAATGGCCTAGTTGGGTTGGTGTAGGTTTTTCAAACGAAAAAAACGCACAACGACATTTTAAACTGACAAATGGGTGCGAGGTAAAGGCAGTTGCAACATCTCGAGATGCATTGAGGGGTTATACACCAACCATTCTTATCTTTGATGAGGCGGCGTTTATTGAAGCTGACGGAGATTTTTGGTCAGCGTGTATGGCATCCCTATCTACAGGGGGTAAAGTAATTGTAGTTTCCACACCAAATGGTTATGACGCAATTTATTATGAAATTTATGACCAATGTCTTAGAAATATGAATGATTTCAAAATTTCTGAAATGTTTTGGCACCGTGACCCTCGATATACAAAAGATTTGTATATGGTTAAAACACACGATTTAGTTCACTTTTTATTAAATAGGGAGGAATATAACCTTGATGATGTTATTGTTGACTTATCAATGCCTAATCCATTCGATAGAGACCATTCCATTGTAACCAAATATATTGAAGATGGATACAAACCATGTTCTGCTTGGTTTGAAGGAATGGTAAAAAAATTAAAATACGATAGACGTAAAGTCGCTCAGGAGTTAGAATGTAACTTCTTAGGTTCCGGAGATAATGTATTTGATTCTGATTTAATGCAAGATATTGCCAAAAACCAAGTTAAAGAACCACAAGCTAAAATGATGGGTGGTGGTTTATGGATATGGAAAGAACCTGTAAATGGACACAAATATGTTATGGGTTGTGATGTATCTCGTGGGGATTCTGAAGATTTTTCAAGTGTTGAGATTATTGATTTTGATACTAGAGAACAGGTGTTAGAATATGTTGGAAAAGTCCCTCCGGACATTTTAGCGGAAATTGCATATAAGTGGGGTACTATGTATAGCGCTTATTGTGTTGTAGATATCACTGGTGGTATGGGAGTTTCAACCGCAAGAAAATTACAAGAAATGAATTATCAGGGTGGATTATATGTTGATGGAGTTGATACAACCAATAAGTGGAAGTATGACCCAAAAATAAATGAAAAAATCCCGGGAATTAACTTTAACTCAAAAAGAGTTCAGATTATTGCCGCGTTTGAAGAGGGGATGAGACATAAGTTTAGAATTTATTCAAGTCGTCTTTATAACGAAATGAATACGTTTGTTTACATTAATGGACGACCTGACCATCAAAAAATGCATCATGATGACTGTATTATGAGTATCGCCATGGCAATATATGTTGCGGAAAAATCATTTCAATCATTGGAAAAAGTTACCAATCATACCAGAGCAATGTTGAATTCTTGGTCTACAGCCGTTACCGAAAATAAGAACTCTTCAGAGTTCTTTAACCCGATGGTTCCTCAAATGGGTAGACAATTCCCAATTAATCAAGGACCAACAAGAGATGATTACCAAAAGTATGGATGGTTATTTGGTGGGTAATACTATTTATATTACTAAGGAAACAAGTAAATTTATATCATGAGTGAACAACAAAATAATATGACGGTATGGCAGAGATTATCCCAAACATTTGGGCCAAATTCTCAATTAAATCAAGATTATCCAACTTTTAAGTTTGATAAGAAGGAATTATTACGTACCAAAAGTAAGGAAGAATACGACAAAGAAAAGTTACAGGCACAACAAACCTTTTACTTAACAAACCAATGGGCGAAAGTTGAGAATAATTTATATTCACAAGCCATCTATTATGAACCATCAAGATTATCTGCACAATACGATTATGAATCAATGGAGTATACTCCTGAGATTTCGGCAGCGTTAGATATCTACGCAGAAGAATCAACAACAACAAATGAAGATGGTTTTATCCTACAAATTTATTCTGAATCAAAAAGAATAAAAGGGGTATTGGCGGATTTATTTAATAACGCATTAGATATTAACACCAATTTACCCATGTGGACAAGAAACACTTGTAAGTATGGTGATAACTTTATTTATTTAAAATTGGACCCTGAAAAGGGTATTGTTGGTGTACAACAATTGCCTACTATTGAGATTGAACGTCATGAGGTAGGTGTTAGTGCAAAAATCTCTACAGATATTACTAAGGAAATGGACAAGGACAAAAAATCACTTCATTTTACTTGGAAGAATAAAAACATGGAATTCCAATCATGGGAGATTGGTCACTTTAGATTATTAGGGGACGACCGAAAACTTCCTTATGGTACCTCTATGTTAGAAAAAGCAAGACGTATTTGGAAACAATTATTATTATCTGAGGATGCAATGTTAATTTATCGTACATCAAGAGCACCTGAAAGAAGAATGTTTAAAGTATTCGTGGGTAATATGAATGATGATGATGTTGAGGCTTACGTACAACGTGTTGCAAACAAATTTAAAAGAGAACAAGTAGTAGATAATAAAACAGGTAATGTTGATATGAGATTCAACCAAATGGCGGTTGACCAAGATTACTTTATTCCTGTTAGAGACCCATCAGCACCAGACCCAATTACAACATTACCGGGGGCGACAAACCTTTCTGAAATTGCAGATATCGAATATATTCAAAAGAAATTATTAACAGCACTTCGTGTACCTAAGGCATTCTTAGGATTTGAAGAAGTAGTTGGTGATGGTAAAAATTTATCATTACAGGATATTCGTTTTGCTAGAACTATTAATAGAATTCAAAAAAGTATGGTTGCAGAATTAAATAAAATTGCAATTGTACATTTATTTTTACTTGGATTCGAAGATGAATTAGATAATTTTACATTAGGTTTATCAAACCCTTCAACACAGGCAGATTTATTAAAAATTGATGTTTGGAAAGAAAAAGTTTTATTATACAAAGATTTAGTGTCAGACCCAGGAAATGGTATTCAAGCGACATCATCTACATGGGCTAAAAAACACATATTTGGATGGTCTGACGAAGAGGTTCGTTTAGATTTACAACAACAAAGAATTGAAAGAGCGGTTGGTGAAGAACTTAAAGCAACTGCAACTGTTATTACTAAAACAGGTTTATTTGATAATATTGATAAACTTTACGGTAGTACTTCAGGTTCTACTGCGGCAGTATCATCTGAAACATCAGAACCGACACCATCATTTGGTGGAGGTGGATTTGATACCGCGGATTTAGGCGGTGGAGAAGAATTACCACCAGCAGGAGAGGAAACAGTACCACCACCACCACCGGCGGGAGGAGAAGCTGAAGTAACACCGGAATCACGAATGAATAACTTAAATATGTTAGTTGAAAATAACTTAATTGACGGTGCTCAAATGATTAATTTAGGTCATGGTCAAGATTCTTTAGGAGAAATTTCAAAAGAATTGGATAAGTTACTAAATTCCTAATATTTATTTAATAAAATTAAACGTAATGACCTTCGGAAACCTAAAATCCATAATCGAAAAAAATCTACTTGAGTCATATAGTGACGAGAAAGATTTCAAAAAATCTTTAAGAGAGTTCAAACATAATGTTCTGAACAATAAATCTATGTCAAAGGCTTATGCTTTATATGACCAATTAAGTATACCTCAAGGTTTATCTGAACAGGATGCTAAAGAATTTTTAGAAGAAGGAATTAGTTTATTACATAAAATTTTGCCAACAATAAAATCACCAAAAAGTTTATCAGAAACAATTAAAAATAATTATTCTGATTTAGATGTGTTGTCATATTCAAATAAATTAAATTTACTTGAAAGAGTAAATGCTAAGAAAAACATAATTAAAGTTTTAACAACTAAAAAAGAAACGGTTAAAGAATCAATTAATATTCCAATTAAATCTATGGTTAGTATTGCCAACCAAACATTAAGAGGGTATATTGAGAACTTAGATGAGAATTCAAAAAAAGAATTTTTTCAATTAATATCTGAAGACACTAAAACTCTTGAAACTAAATTTGAAACTTTACGTGAGAATACAATCACAAAACTTGAAGGAATGTTAAATACTGAACAAGAGTTTGAAATGAAAACAAAAATTTCTGAAACTATCGATAGATTAAAAGATGAAAAGTTTGACCAAATGAATTTTTTAAAACTTAAAAATTTAGAAGAATCTATTTAATTTAACATATTACATTATAATTCAATAAGTGTTTTTGCTATTCAAACGGTAAAAGCACTTTTTTTTTGACAAACACAATAATTTTAACTATATTTTTATTATAACCAATAAACATTTATAATGAAAAACATTAATGAAAAAAGGAAAAAGTGTAAAATTAAATTTATACAATCCAATTAAATCGGTCTATGGTACCGTAGATTCAAAAAACTTAAAATCAGTTTACATAAACATTCAATCATGGGTGACACCAAAAGACGAATATGATAATTGGAATCGAGTTGTTTCCAATTTAGGTCGAGAAATTAAACATTCTGTTTATAAATCAATTAACACTAATTTATTTCAAAATAAAAGTATTGTGGATTTAGATTTAAGAACTAGTGGAATATCACACGGTAAAAAATCATTTTTTAATTTAGAAATAAATCTATACGCAACAAATGAATTAGATTTTAAATCCCTTGAAATTAAAGAATCCGTAAAAAATATAATACAATCTATCTATAATAATAACATCACAACAAACAAATATTTTGAATTTTCAACTACAAAAAAAGAGGTTGTCTTGTAAAGTATCATAATTGATATATTTATCTTAAAAAGAATTAATGAAACAATTAAGAATATTAGAAGCAACCGAAACCGGACACGGTATATTAGTTGAAGCTGACGCAGGTTGGGTTTCACCAAAAGACAAACATAATGAAAAGGTTTTAAAAGAAGCTAAAGAAATGGACTATAGAAACCCATTTGAATTTTATGCGGTTTTACAAAAATATGATACGCCTAACAGAAATGGTAGAACGTACCCTGAAAATATATTAAGAAGAGAGGCCGACAATTATAAAATAGCAATCGAAAAAGGATTATCAACTTCAGAGTTAAATCACCCTGAATCATCTCTAATTGATTTAGACCGAGTATCTCACATGATTATTGACGTGTGGTGGGACAGAAATATATTAATGGGAAAACTTAAATTATTAACTTCTCCTGGATTTCACGAAAGAGGTATTGTTTCAACCAAAGGAGACCAAGCAGCAAACTTAATGAGACAAGGAGTTACTTTAGGTATTTCTTCTCGTGGGGTTGGTTCACTTAAAAAAGTTGGTGAAAGAAATGAAGTTCAAGATGATTTTGAATTAATTTGTTTTGACTTAGTATCATCACCATCAACACCGGGAGCGTATTTGTTTACAAATGCTGATGATAGAGACAAGTATGAAGAAAATCTTGAAGAAGAAAAAAAATATAAACAAAAAGACGATTATGTAAAGAAGTCAGTTGACTTAATGAAAAAATTAAACGACTTTTTAGGAAAATAAAAAAACACATGGAAGAAAAGTATTTCGTAGCAAAAATTCAGTACGACTTACCTGATGAGAATACAGGTAAAATTAAAAAAATTAGAGAAGAAAAACTTGTAAATGGTTATTCAGTAACAGATGTTGAAGCCAAAGTTACAAAAAAATATGAGGGGTTTACACATGAGTGGAGAATCACTGCAGTCTCTGAAAGTAAAATCGATGAAGTAATTCAATAATTGGTTTAATCCAATTTAACAAAAGTGGTCATATTTGACCACTTTTTTTTTACCCTTAAATAAAGTTTATTTTGTCTAATAGTTGGATAAAATAAACTTTTTTTGCTTTTGGTAATATTTATAATCAAAATAACAATAATTTTTCATGCAAGAAAATAACAAATTAGTACAAGAGGCGCTCATTCAAATGAAACAAGTTGAAGAAGCTATTGCCGAAAATGCAAAAGGAATACTTGCTTCTACTATGAAGGAAGAAATCAATCAGTTAGTAAAAGAATCTCTTTCTGAACAAGAAGAAGAAGATGAGGTTGAATTAGATGTTGACATGGATGATGATATGGACTCTGACGAAGAGGAAATGGATTTTGATATGGATATTGATAATGAAGATGAGGATGACATGGACATGGATTTTGACATGGACATGGATTCTGACGAAAGTCCGATTGACTTAACAGGAGCCTCTGATGAGGAAATTCTTAAAGTTTTTAAAGCTATGGGGGAAGAAGATGGTATTATCGTAAAAAAAGACGGTAATGACATTCATTTAACTGATAACGATAATGACTCAGAATATCTTGTTAAACTTGGTGAATCTCATCATGATATGTATGAGTATGGTATGGACAAAGAAATGGAAGAAGATATGGATGAAGAAATATATGAAGACATGACTTTTGAAATGGACGAAGAAATGGACGACCAAACTACAGATGACGTACTTGATGCAATCTTTGCTAACGGTTCTATGGATGACATGGGGTCAGACCAAGACGTTGACGAAGAAATTATGTTTGAAATCTCATTCGACGACGACGAAGACGACGATGACGACGACGAAGACGGCGATGACGACGACATGGTGGACGAAGAATACGACGAAGACGCGGATGACGACGACAAAGACTTAGAAGAATCTTATAACCAAAGAAGAACTGTTAGAGAATCAAAATCAACAATTAAACCTAAAGGTGTTGGAATTGGAAATGGACCTGGTAAAACTGACTATAAAAAAGTTGCCGGTGGTTTCAATGAAAAAAGAAAAGAAGGACCTAAATCAGTAGGAACAGGTAAACCAAAATTCGAATACAAAGAGGGTGGAAATATGGAAGGAAAATCCAAAGTTGTAAAGGCAGAAACAAAAGAAGGTGATTACGGAATGAATAAGGGTGAAAAATCTAAAACCATGAAAGGGAAAGAAGATTACACTACTAAAAAAGGGGACACTTTAAAAAGAAAAGCTTTTGAAAAAGAAGAAACAAAAGAAGCTGCTAGAACATACGGAATGGGTTCCAAAGAAGGTAGAGGACTTAGAAAAGGTATTACTAATAACAGAAATTATGTTTACAGTAATAGTGGAGTAAAAGTAGAATCTACTCAAGAGGTGACTATGTTAAGAGAAAAAAATGAAGAATACAGAAAAGCGTTAAATGTTTTCAGAGAAAAACTTAACGAAGTTGCAATCTTCAATTCAAACTTGGCATATGCAACTAGATTATTTACTGAACATTCGACTACTAAAAAAGAGAAAATTAATATCTTGAGAAGATTTGACGATGTTGAAACTTTAAAAGAATCTAAAAATCTTTATCAGTCAATTAAAGGTGAATTATCTAAACCGGAAATTAAAAAATCACTTAGTGAATCAGTAGAAAACAGAATTCAAAAAACAGTATCTACAGGTTCATCGACTACTTTAATTGAATCAAAAACTTACGAAAATCCGCAATTCATGAGAATGAAAGATTTAATGAGTAAATTAGGGTAATCAAAATAAATAAATAAAAATTAAAAACAAAATATTTTAAAATGGGAGCATTATTAGAATCAGGATTAGTTGGTAACATCGGGTTAAAACACCTTAAAGTTATCAAAGAAGACACAATCAACAAATGGGACAAATTAGGATTCTTAGAGGGTCTTAAAGGTCACATGAGAGAAAACGTTGCACAATTATATGAAAACCAAGCATCGTATTTAATTAACGAAGCATCATCTACATCTGATACAGGTGCATTTGAAACAGTGGTTTTCCCAATTGTTAGAAGAGTATTCTCTAAATTATTATCTAACGACATCGTTTCTGTACAAGCAATGAACTTACCAATTGGTAAATTATTCTACTTCGTACCAAACATTCAGTCATATACTGAAGATTCAACATCAACTAATGGTATTCACCGTAAACCTTACGGAGCACCTGGATATGATGACGCTATTGATGGTGGTTCACCAAACAGTGGTTACGACTACAACAACACTAAAGACCTTTATGATAGATTCTATGAAGGTAACGAACCAGCTTTAGACCCACCAGGTTTATATGACTATTCAAAAGGACAATTCTCATCAATTACTGCTAATGTGCAAACTGTTGCTTGGTCTGGTGACCAATTAATCCCTTCTGCTTACGCTACAACTGATTACAGAAAAGTATTAATTAAATTATCAGGTTTCGCATCTGACGGAGCAGGTAAATTAATAGGTCCTGATGGTCAACCAATGGATAACGAATCTTTCTTAGCTGATTTAACAATTAAAGGAGCTGCTGGTAACGCAACAACATCTGCTAACACAACTAACCCTTACTTATTTAGAGTTGTAACTCAAAGATATGGTAAAGGTATTGTTGAGTATGGTAACAACAACGCAAATTTAGAATTCCCTCAAAGTAAAACAGGTGGTGGTCAATATGACAACATATGTGATGCTAATGGATATATCTATTTAGAAGTTGATTTACAAGTACCGGTATGTATTACTTGTGGTGGTTCAATGGACGGTTACACAGGTTCAACATTCTCATCAACAACTGTTTTAAATCAAGCATTTACAGGTTCTTACAGAATCTACAAAAACTTAGAGTTTGAAGATAGAATTGGTGAGGTTTCTTTTGACTTAATGTCAGTAACTGTTTCTGTAACAGAAAGAAAATTAAGAGCACAATGGTCTCCTGAAATGGCTCAAGACGTTGCTGCATTCCACAACATCGATGCTGAAGCTGAATTAACAGCTTTATTATCTGAGCAAGTTGCGGCTGAAATCGACCGTGAAATCTTAAGAGATTTACGTAAAGGTGCGGCATGGAACTTACGTTGGGATTACAATGGTTGGAAACGTTTAGGGTCTTCTGCAGTTCCTTATACTCAAAAAGACTGGAACCAAACGCTTAT